ATTTAAATGGCCATCCTAAATTCCAAATAACCAAACTGTTTCTTTCTCCACTTTTAACTGGGCATACTCTATGCCATACAAAACCAGGAAATACAACCAAAGATCCTTTGGGTAATATCTCTTTACATTTTACAGGTTTTCTAGGTTTATCAGGATCTAGGTTTCTAAAATCAAATTCTAATTCACCACCTTTATAATCTTTTGGATCTGATAAAGTCACGGTTACAGATAGTTTTCTAATTTTACCATGCGATGGATCATTAGCTTCTCTTTGATAGGGTTTATCCCAACCATCACAATGCCAATCGTAATATTGACCTTTTTTATATTTTGTAAATTGACAAGACTCAGAAAAATCCCATTGAAAATTCCAACCAGCACTTGCGTTGGCTTGATGAACATAGGGTTGTATTTCTCTATAAATCCATCTATCATTCATCCAAACAATATTAGAATCTCTTTTCTTTTTTAAATCTTTTATTTCTTTTTGATTTAATTTTTTATCACCAAAACCACCAGTGACTGCCATTTGATCTTGTAATTGGTGACCATACTTTACAATGTCATCACAAATTCTATGAGGAACTGCTGATTGAAAATACCAATAATAGTTTGTAAGGTTCATATGTCTTTATGAACTTAATATAGCATTTATTATGAAAGTGTCAATGTTCCTGAAACTGTAAATACAGCAACTTTTTCTCCACCTGGATGCGCTGCTGTTAAATTTGTACCAGGAGATACGGCTAATGTTGCACAAGCAGGTGCTCTAACTATTACAACTCCTGATCCACCATTACCACCTAATGTAGCTGTTCCATCTTTAGCACCACCGCCACCACCACCAGTGTTAGCTGTTCCTGGACTACCAGCTCCAGCAGCACCAGCTCCACCACCACCGACTGGATTTGCAGCTCCACCACTTGATTCGGAACCACCACCTCCACCACCAGCAAACCCTGTTAATGAAAAAGGTGTTGCACCACAGTTAATTAAATTAGGTACACCAGCTCCACCAGTACCACCATTTGATCCTGAACCAGTACCACCAGTAGCACCAGCTCCACCTCCACCACCTTGTGGACCTCTAGGACTTAATGAGTTAGCTCCATTACCACCAGGATTTCCTTCTGGGGGAGTAAAACTTCCTTTATTACCAGAACCTCCAGAAGCTGCTCCAGGTATACCACCTCTAGCTCCACCACCACCTCCAGAACCTCCAGGAGAACCACCATAGTTATCATCTTGACCACCTCGACCACCACCAGTTGCAGTAATCATTGTTGATCCTTCTGAACCACCTGCTCCAAAAATACTTGGGTTTCCTTCTGTTTCACATTGAGGAACTGAATAAGCACCAGGGCCTCCAGCTCCAATTGTTACTGTATAATCTCCTTCTTCTAAACTTAATGCATCGGCTCTTAATGGACTAGGTCCGTAACCAGAAGCACGATAGCCTCCAGCTCCACCTCCACCACCAGCATTTACACCTCCGCCACCACCACCAGCAACGACCATAAAGTTTATTCCTGTATAAATAACAGGAGGTAAAACCCATGTACCACTTCTTATTGCTGAATATTGACTTTGCATTGACCACACACCACTTGCTTTGTTTAATTCTTTTATAAGGACAACTCCAGGTCCACCTGCTCCACCTGTTCCTCCAGCTGGGTTATCAGAAGTTGCTCCACCACCACCTCCACCGGTATTTGTACCACCAGCTGCTCCATTATTAGGTGCATTACCTGTTGAGGCTCCTGCATCACCTCCACCACCTGCTCCACCGCAACCTGCATTATCAGGAGGTGCATTTCCACCAAAATATAATCCTCCACCACCGCCACCACCATAAGTAGATGCTCCACTAAATTTAGGACTTAAATCTCTTCCGGCTCCACCAGCTCCACCAGCTAACAAAGGTACTGTTCCTTTTCCAACACCACCTGCAGCTTCTGCTCCACCACCACCACCTGACCCTTGTCTACCACAACCTGGATTAGCTAAATCACCACCTGAATTTCCTTGTCCTGAAATACCAGTACCAAAACCACTACCTGGTGAACTTACTGGATATGCTTTACCACCACCAGAACCCCCTGGTGCGCCACAGTAACCACAATTTGGACTATTACCACCTCCGCCACCGCCACCAGCAGTTGCTGTAAGTGTAACTCCACAAGCTGTTAAAGTTGAATTAACTCCATTACTACCTTTACCACTAGCAGGACCTGGGTATGGATTAGCTGCGCCACCACCACCTATTACAACTGCAACAGTTCCTTGTGCGTTTGTGCTACATGTACATGTGCTACATGTACATAGTACACCACCAGCTCCACCACCGCCACCACCAACGTTTGCTGCAGCTACCGTACCACCAGCTCCACCACCTGCTATAACAGCAGATTGAATTACGGTAGTACCTGGTTGAAGTGAAACACAACCTGAAGATGTTTTAATTGTAACTTTATTCTTCCCGTAAGAAGTTAGATTTGTTTTACCGATTATTCCGCCATTAGATCTGGCCATGTCTTAAGTCTCCTATTCGGACACCCAAGCTGAGCCATTCCAATTATATTTGGTAGGTGTTTCCGATTCGTCGTTTGATTTGATTGCTTCCCAACCTTTAGTGTTGTCAGCTTGATATTTTGTATCGTTCCAAGAAATTTATGTATCTCCAAACACTTGGATCTTCTCCATCACTTATAATTGTTGGATAAGTTATAGGTGCTTGCCAATCGTCATTATCATCTAATGACCATGAAGCATGAGGTTGTTGTGCTAAAAATTTATTTTTTACAGGATCATAAATCATTCCTGGTCCTGCATATTGTTTTCTAAAATTATTATTGTAAGAAGTTTGTTTCCAAATTCCACCTTTGAAAAAATTAATACACCATGTTTCTCCATCAACATGTTCGTCTGAAGGAACACAGTCATTTCCTACAACTACTACTCTTTGTACTACTTGGTGTGAATCTGACGTAAATCCAGTAGGATCTGTCATTGCTTTTAATTCTGCGAAATGTGCCATATTTTTACTCCTTAAATTTATATTTTATATTTTAATTTTAACTTATTGTCAATGTACCAGTTACAGTAAATCTTGCTACTTTACAGCCTCCAGCAGGTCCTGGTAAAGTTGTTACGGTATTAGTTCCTGGTGCCGCTGAAATAGATGTTGGTCCAGGTGCTCTTAATACAACAACTCCTGTACCTCCTGCTCCTCCAGTTCTTATTCCAGAAGGTTGATTTCCACAACCACCTCCACCGCCACCACCACCAGTAGCAGCTGTTCCAGCTGTTCCATTNGTTGAAGGATTNNNNCCNCCNGCNCCACCACTTGTTCCACCAGCGGGACTTGTTCCTCCAGATGTAGGCTGGCATAAAATAGCACCAGCACCTCCACCACCTGCGTATGATACTGCAGTTCCGGTAATTGCATTAGGAGCACCAGCTCCACCATCTCCTGAATTGACTGAAGGACCACCACCATCACCTCCTTTAGCAGTTGCTCCACCACCACCTGCAGCTCCGTTATTACTAGCTGGTCCACCACCTCTACCACCTGGAAATCCTTGAGCTGGACTAGTTGATCTAACATTTCCAGCTGGTTCGCATCCGGGTGAGGTATTAGCGTCATTAGAACTTCCTCCACCTGATCCTCCTGAAAGTCCTACTACAGGTCCAGTGTTAGCCGAACCACCACCGCCACCACCGTCTGTAAATATATATCCAGCAGTTGAACCTGTTCCTGTTGCTCCTCTTCCATGAGAAGTACCACCAGCTCCACCAGCACCAATTGTAATTGCATGTGGTCCTGGTTGTAATTTTAATTTTGTTCCACCTGGAAAAGATGTTCTATATCCTCCAGCTCCTCCACCACCAGCGTAGTTAGATCCACCACCTCCACCACCTGCTACTACTAAATAATCAAATTCTACACCACCATCAGCTGTGTCTATAATATTTAAATTTGATGATGCTTTAAATTCTGCAACCATAGTTGAACCATCCGGAGATGTAACTGGTGCACATGCACTACATGTTGTAAATATAACTCCTGCACTTGAAGGTGCTCTTGCGATTACGATACCTGAACCACCTGCTCCACCAGTAGTTTGTGTTGGTCCTGCTCCACCTTGAATAGAGTTTCCTCCACCACCACCTCCAGTGTTTGCAGTTCCAGCGGTTCCTGAATTAGCTCCTGGTGCACCTCCTGCACCTCCGCCACCAGCTCCACCAGCTCCTGGTCCTGGATTACCTGGATGAGGTCCACCACCTCCACCACCAGCGTATGTTGTTGCTGATCCTGTAATTTCATTTGGTGCTCCTGCACCTCCACATCCGTCACTACTTCCACCAGCGGTTCCTGCAGCAGTTGCTCCACCACCACCTCCAGCATGAAATCCTGAACTTCCTGGGTTAGCTCCACCAGTGTTTCCTTGAGGAGGACTTACAGGAGGTGTATTACCAGCTCCTCCGACTCCACCTGTTCCACCAGTACCAGCACCACCACCAGAAGCTCCAGCAGCACCAGCGGCATCTATACCAGATCCGCCACCACCACCATTAGATGTTATTGTTGAAAATATTGAATTACTTCCTGTTGTTCCTACATTACCTGGTGAACAAGTAGCTCCTGTTCCACCAGCTCCACCAGCTCCAATTGTTATTGCGTGTGTTCCTAAACCTAATTCTAATGCTGTTCCTTGTAATGGACTTGGTCCATATCCTGATGCACGATAACCTCCTGCACCTCCACCGCCACCACCTTGAGTTCCAGCACTACCTGGGTGAACAGCTTGTCCACCACCTCCACCACCACCAACTACCATGTAATTTATTGTTTCTGTTCTTGTTATCCAATTATCATCTTTTACGAAATCATATACTGTGTTCATTGACCAAACACCTGAAGCTTTTGCTGCAATTGTAGTTGCAGGTTCATTAATAATTACTATGCCTGAACCACCAGCACCAGAAGTTCCTGATCCACCTGATCTACCATTACCACCACCGCCACCACCAGTATTAGTTGAACCACTAGTAGCAGTTGATGGACTAGGACCTACACCAGCTCCACCACCTCCAGTTCCACCTGAACCTTGTGATCCACTTTCATGACCACCACCGCCGCCACCAGCATAACTAACAGGAGAACCTGAAATTGTATTTGCTACACCAGCACCTCCGTTACCAGCATTAGGACCAGCATTAGTACCTGCAGCACTAGCGCCTCCACCGCCACCACCACCAGCAGCTCCACCTGTTTGACCATTACCACCAGAATTACCTTGAGATGGACTTACAGGAGGTGTATTTCCAGCAGCTCCGGTACCAACATCACCACCGCCACCACCAGAACCTCCAGTTTGTGCAGCATTTGCACAATTTCCAACTCCACCAGCTCCACCACCTGTAGCTGTTATTGTTGAAAAAATTGAATCAGCTCCACAACCACCTTTACCTCCAGGAGGTGTTGAACGTGCTGCTCCACCAGCTCCAACTGTAATTGGATAAGAAACACATTTTGTTACAGGAACTGCAGATCCTCTTGTTGGACTTGGTGTAAAACATCCAGAAGCTCTATATCCACCAGCTCCACCTCCACCACCTTTACAAGCTGCTCCACCTCCACCACCGGCTACTACTAAATAATCTACACTAGCTGTTGCTTGTGCTGTAAAAGTTCCTGATGATGTAAATGTTGTTCTTTTTTCCGAAACACATTGTGCTTGTTGTACCGAATTTGGGGGTCCAATTATTCCGCCATTGCCAGCCATAATTTAAACCTCCTAAGCGTCGTTTATAACTTCATAAGATACGAATAAATCTAAATCGCCTGAAGCACTTGCTCCACCTTTTAATATATCACCTTCCATAAGATAGATAGGTGTATCGACCAATACTAACGTTGCGTCAGCTGG